TAAGCAGCATTAAGAAACATCATTCAAGCATTACTTTTTGCCTTCAATTAGGCAAGAGTGTATTGCAAACAGTGATGGGAATGTTAGGCTGTGAAGACCTTTTAAGAGGACTTATGACTTATCCAATTTTGTTGGACATCAAGAGTTTCACTGATGATCTTGAGAACAAGCTTTCTACAGGGCAATATGTCGTTACAGAAAACGATGCCCATCAAGTTAGAGAATTCAGATCTAGACTACGGGAAGATATTGAATCAGCAGGCTCAAGAAGTCCTGATCTAGTTGGCCTCAAAGAGGCGTTTAGAAGATTATCTAAACTTTATCAACTAACTGAGGTTGTTTTCGCCCAGTTAAAGAAAAGAATTCAACCAGTTGTTGTCATGATGACTGGAGCCCCTGGTGTGGGCAAAACCACAGTAATGGTAGCACTCCAACAAGCCTTGTTGGCGGCGTCCGCCGTATCAATCGAAGAACTTAATAAGATTGATCCGGAGGACCCACTTTGCAAGGGTGTTTGGCATTGCAATACCAATTCCAAGTTTGCAGATGGCCTTAAGCCAGGTGTCGATGTCGTTTCACTTGATGAATTCATGGGGACGAAGGACACAGGTTCTGGGGTTGACGAATCTGTAGTTAGTTTTGTTGGCATGGCCAACACCACACCGTATATTCCACTTATGGCAGTGGCCGAACAGAAGGGCCATATGCATTTTAACCCCAAGTATATTACTGGGACAACAAATGCGTTAAAGATGGGTCCAGAACAGATGCGTTCTGTCACTGATCCCGAAGCCATAACAAGAAGGTTTGACTTTCCATTGAAAGCTGAGTGCAAACCGGAGTTTTGGATCTCTGAGTCTGTCAGAAGGGTAGACCCTATAAAGGTCGCTGCTGCCAATGCAGCAAGGCTTCCGGGGACTCCTCTAGTTAACCCTACAAGATTGTTTAAATACGATTTTAATCAAGGGAAAATAGATGAAGCTTCCCCTGCATCTTATGAACCAATGGAATTAGCTGTTGCAATGATTGAGCTAAGGAAAGTTCGATTGGAGTATGCAAGTAATACTGCAGCCGCTTCAAAAGATATGTTTGAACATTTTAAGGCACTTCGTATAGCTGAACTCATGAAAGCCAACCCCATTGTGGGGCAAGGTTTTTCAGGTTTTCATACAGCTATTAATGACAAGGATTGGGACCTTTCCATGCCTGTCATAGTAGAAGGACCAGAAGAACTTTTAACAGAAGAAGAATTGGAAGCCAAAGGGGAAAAGTTTGTTATCAGACATATGAATAACATGTTTAAGAGAGCTATGGGGTTTAAATGGTCTTCCATTTTGGACCCTATTGTTGCAAACTTGCCAGCAAAATCTACAATTGCTTTGGCTTTGACAGCCTTTACAGGCGCAATGTTACTAGCGAAGAATTTTGCAGGAAAAAGCTTTTCTTATCAATCTGCCGTAACAGTACTCAAGAACGCCCCGCGGAGGATTAGTAGAATCAAAAGAGGGGCGAAAGCCAAAGCAGTAGTGCCACAGGCTGGAGAAGCCGACAACAACGTGATGACTAAGGTCATTAATAATAGGTTTGAAATTCACATCGGTGTATTAGGAGCTAATAATAGAGTTGTGTCTGTAAACAGAGAATGTTTAGCCCTTTGCATGGGTGACACCACGTTTGTGCTACCTTCTCATACTTATCATGTCATTAAAGATAAGTACCAGTCGGGAGAACACGAAAATACAATGGTGGAATTTCGCAAACCCAACTGCAAAGGAGGGGGTGTGACATGTACTTTGTATGATTTCTTGACTTATGTGGTGATTGAGGAGACGCCTCATAAACCTCATGAAGACAAGTGTTATATCAGACTTCCCAAAAACGCTTTACCGGCCTGTAAAAGGATCACACAACTTGTGATTCATGATTACAGGGGTGGTGAATGTGTATGGGTAGCAGATAGACACGGAGAAATAGAAGCTAATGGTGTCAAAACCAGATTGGCTGGTGTTGATTACAGTGGCTTTAAGAATGCTTCCACTATATACTATGATCTTGACACTAGAGCTGGTGACTGCGGCTCTATGTTATTTGGGAAAGACGCATCTGGCCAATTAGGTCTGGTCGGCTTTCACATTGCCGGAAGAAATGGGCATGGCTCCTTAGGGGGTTTTGCTCAGACTTTTAGCAGCGATTTAGATGACATAGCCTTTGATGGCATCGGTGAAGGAAGAGAAATCAAAATTCCCGATTGCATGAAGACTAGGATCAAATTCTTGAACCCTGCCCAACAAGCTGTTGGAAACATGGTGAAGATTGCTGGGATTAAAACACCCAGGTCCAATCCAAAGAGCAAGATTATTTTAGGTCCTTTGGCGTCTACTTACCTTGATGGATTAGGGTTAGAACCTGTCAAGATGAAGCCTTTCAAGAATGATTCTGGTGAATTTGTTGTTCCTGAAGACAACGCCAGATTGCGTTATTCTAAAACCGCTTTCATTATAGATGAAGGCGAATTGAAAGCCTCTAAGAATGCGGTGTTAAAGCGCATGATGAGGGATAGCACTGGGAGTGTTGCCACTAGGATAAGCACTCATGAAGCAATGGCTGGTCCTGGTCATGTAAAGATGATGAACAGGAAAAGCAGCGTGGGCTACATTGAGTCTATTCGTTATGATGCGAAAGATAAGACAACCATTATGGGCACTAAAGATGACGTTGATAAAGACGCTCCTAAATACAAGGAGTTTGTAAAGGATTGTGAAGATCATGAAGCCAAAGTGCTTCTGGGAACACCAGATAAGGTCAGCACAGTTGCTGATGCTGATATTTTCAGTGATTTCTTGAAGGACGAACTCAAGTCTCGCGCAAAGGTACAAGCCGGGGCGGACAGAAAGGTCTCGGGTTCTGGTGCTATTGCCACAGTAATGGCCAGAAAGGCATATCACAATGTCATGAGTACCATAATAGATCCCAAGAACATGATCAAGAATGGTTCTGCCTTAGGAATCAATCCTTCCACTCAGTGGAATGAATTGGCAAGCCATTTGCTAGGTTTCGGAACCGGCATATTGGCTTCTGATTTTAAATCTTGGGATGGGTCTTTGAGTCACCAGCTCATGCATGCTGGTTTTGACGTGATGGATAGCATTTGTCCTACAAATGACGATGAGATCAAAACGCTTAGACACTGGGTTAGAGTTCAAACTTGTAATTCATTGCACGTTGATGGACCTCACTTACTTGTTTGGACTGGCTCTAACCCTTCTGGAGGAGCTTT